AATTGAATATTGACCTTGCCACTCTTTGGCCTCTGCATTGATGATAGAAGCTTCATATTTTCCTTCTGCTACTAATTGAAATTCACCTGATGATACATTCTCTTCGTCGAAATTAATTTTGAAACCCATAATTATTTTTCCTCCTTATTGTCTGTAGAAGACATACTTCCGATATTTAATAATTCATTTTGTAAACAACCTTTACGGCTATCTAAATGGTTTTTGGCAAAAATGCTTTGATTACCTTCAAGCATGAAGCCCCTTGTACCATCTGCTTTACGTACTAATCGAGCAACTACATGCGAAATTCCCATGATGTGATTTACAATTTTCTCACGAATATCGGGAACGAATTGATTGTATTGTTGCCCATCATCATGTGCGATTGATCGTGTTGTTTCCCATGCTGTAAAGATTACATTTGCATCAAGGGAGTTAAATACTTCAACCAATTTCAATAAGTGATTATCCAACAATGCGTAATCTTTTAGTTCAGGCATCCCACTCTTGGTGTTCTCACCTTTTTTAAGCAGCCACAACTTTTGATAATGCGTTAGATTATCAATGAAAATATTGTCGTAATTATTGATATTTGCTTTAGCCAATGCGTAAAATTGAAGAATGCTCTCATGCGGATTTTCGGTGTCAATTTTCGCAACATCTACATTTGCATAACCTTCTAAGACCTGACTTGTACCATCTATATCAAGTACTAATGTTTTTCCTGGTAAGAGTCCAGCAACGGTTGTTTTACCATCACCAGGTTTTGAATACATAATCACTTTGGCTTTTTGACTGCGAGTGATTTGAGCACCATTTGTTATTTGCAAACCTTCCACACTCCTTTTCTATTAAAATGGCCCGTTTTCATCAGAGTCATCATTTTTCACTTCTACATTTGCAAATGGATCTTCGAACTCAGGCAATTCTTCATCATTATTTTCTACTTTTACACTGCCATCTGGATTGACTGTATATGGCATACCTTCATGCACTTCATCCATGTTCATTTGACCATCTGGAGCATCATCTTTTTCAGGACGCTTTTCCATTTCCTCTTTTGCTGAGCTGTATGTGCGTTCAAGGTCTACAAGGAAGTAAAAACCTTTTGAATTATGTTTTTCGTGAATTTTATGCATTGTTAGTGAATCATCTTGTTTGGCTTCAGAAACAATCTCCTCTGCCTCTTTTGATGAATCTGCATACCAACGTTCTTTTTGATTTAGTAATGTTTTTGCCATTTATGTTTTTCCTCCTATCGAATACTAAGTGATTGATTTTCTACAAGTAGAGCACCTTCGATTTGCTCTCCTGCCTTTAGTGCTTCTGCAAGATCAGAACGACTGATAGTACGCTCTACCTTCACATATTGTTGTGGAAGGCTATCAATATTTGAAACTTCAACCTTAGATGACTTGCGGAAACTGAATGTAAATTTCTCGGTCTTCACTTTATCTTGTCCACTGTTTTCGAGCGTTTGAGCTACTGCATTCTTCATACGTTCAAGTTGATTCTCAATTCCCTTTCGACGTTCAGCAATTCGCTTTTCCTCTGCTTTCATGCCTACTACATCACTTTCAAGGTTTTTGATTACCATTGCATAGCCTTCAAGTTTTTCTTCAATTGCGCCCTCCACAGTTTTTAGGATGTCTTCTAATCCTTCTGCACCATCTTCAATCATCTGTTGGATTTGAGCGTATGAGCCTTGTAGTTCGTAAAGAGTAGCCATTATTGACCCTCCTGTTCATTTAAATAATCGCAATACGCTTGACATTCTTCTTTCGATTTAAAGAATGTGGAGTATTTTTCGATTGATTCATAAGGCATATCATCTTTGTAAACAGCTTTTGCGTATTGTGAATTTTCGTCAAATCGTGCATATTCATCTCGACTATCGAAATCGTTAATTTTGTACCACGCTCTCATACCATCACGAATATTAAATTCTATACGCATGTGCTCTTCCGGTTCATAAACACGTTCACCAACATCACATTCACATCTTTCATAAGCATCTTTGCCTGATGGAGTTTTGTAATGTATTCTTCTGTTTGAATCACATTTTTCACATTTTGGGTTTTGAACTCGCTTGGAATTTGCCTTATACATAATCACTTGCAAATCTTCAGTTAGTTTGGAAAGTCGTTCACTGCGTATTTTCCTCTCTAAATCATTACGTTCAATTTGTAACTGTCGTTCTTTATTCGCATAGTCTCTTTTAATAGCTTCAAAGTTTTTCTTAACTTCTTGCAACTCTGTATTTTCTTTTTGCAAATTTTCCATTCGTTGTTTGTATTCATCTTTTACAGAATCTAATAGAGAAGATTTGAATTGTTCGATTTGCATTTCGAATTCGCTAGGTTCATGGTAAAAATCTTCGTCATAGTAACTCATTACTCAACACCTCCGTAAATAGCGTTAGTGTCGTTGATGATTGTGTACCAATCTCTATTTGATAAATCTCCACCATTAGCGAAGGTGCCATTATCTGCAAGCTTTAAATTTCCATTTTTATTCTCTAAGGTTAAAACTTCATAATTCCAATATTTATTTGCAATGATTTGACCAATTGCTACAGTAGGTTGCACCGCCTGTTCAAACTCACTAACATTTAGACCTAGCGCTCGTCCTAGCGCGATAGCTTTTCCAATGTGTTCGTTGAATACGTCATTCGGTGAGCATTTTGCTCTGTCTGTTACTAATGGCTTTCTAGTGCGTTCTATACCTAGCATCAATCCATACACAACTGCTGTGACTTTACTTTCTTTAACAAAGAAATCTGTTTCATACCAATGATTTTTGGCAAAACGGTTACCTTCTTGGTGATGGTTGTCGCCCTTTCTAACAGCATCATATTTTTCAACAAACTTCTTTGCCTTCTCAATAATCTCAGCACGTTGTTGATTTGGTGTTAGTGGTTCAATTGTTTCATCCACCATTGGAATTTGAGGATTTAATCCTTCTTTGATTAGTTCGTAGACGTCAGTAGTTTCTATGTTACGTTTATGAGCATTTACATACACTAAATAATCAATACCGTCATCACCAGTGAAATGTAATTCGTTTTCAGATAATGGTCTGAATACTTTATATGGTTTATTCGTTTTTGATTGATACGAAGATGTGTTATTTATACGGAAAATCACAACATCACCACAATGAGCTTCACGATCAACCTTGCGATATTTATCACCTTCAAATTCGATGATGTCCTCCACAGTTTTAGTTGTGAAAGGCTCAATTGATTTCTTGCCACGTAATTCATGAACGATAAGCTTTAATTCAGCTACTTCATTTTCTAATGCTGTAATACGTTGGTTTTTAGTTAATTTTGATTCAGCTAGTTCGAAACAATGTTCTTCGCCAGTCCACGTAATCTTATTACTATAAGAAGGTATCTTCACTTCGCAAGTACCTTTCTTATCGATTTTTTCAATAACGCCTTCATCGCCTTTTGATACTGTACCCCATCCATGTGACTGATTAATTACACGAACCTTATCTCCAACTTTAAACTTTGTCATTTAGCATCCTCCTGTGGTAAAATACCAGTGTCATTTAAAATTTTTACTCGCTCGCCATTGGTTGCCGCCTTTGACGAGTTTTTTTGTGCCTCAATTTGGGCATTTTGTGCATCTTCAATGTCTCTCCAGTATTCTGATTCACGATCGTATACATCAGCGTGTATGTTGCCTATACGCATGGAATCACCTACTTCAATCGCTCAATTTCTGCAATTAACTTTTTCGCACCCTCTGGACTTAAAACTAATTTGCCACCTAGTAAACTGAAATTATCGTCAGAGACTTCACCAGTAACAGCACACGTCATATGTGCCACGTATTTTTTGATAATTACCTGTTCACCACTTGCAAAGAACTCTACTGGATCTCCTTCGTTAATCCCTAATGTGCGACGTAACTCTTTTGGAATAACCACTCGACCTAAATCATCTACCTTACGAACAATACCTGTTGATTTCATGAAAATTCCTCCTAGTTTTTAGCACGTTTACGCGCCAATGTTTTTAGTAAAGTTGTATACATTGCATCTTCTAACGGTTGTCCATCAACACTGTGGACGCCAAGTTTATTCAGTTGTTGAATGACTGCTTTGCGTTTCAGGTGCTTCACCATCGACATTTGCGTAATATCCTTCACTAAATGCTTTAATTTTCTCAATTGTATCGATGATTCCAAATACCTTTTGTTCCCTTAATGCGTGCTCTGAATGCCTTTCTAGCAATCTATCCGCTAGGTTCGAAAACGGTGCATCATCCTTAAGAGCTCCCATTTCAATTAATATGTTATACAGTTTGCGTTTTTCGTCTTTTAAGTCATCCTCTAAGAATTGAATCAGCCTTTTGTTATCCTCCACAATTCTTGCTTCAAATTCTGGATATTCCAGTAACTCACTCAAGTTATCAACAGCGACATGAGGATCTCTAACATATTGACTTTGTGATTTTTCGATAAAACGTTCTTCTTTGCCATTTTCATCCACTGCATAAACTGTGTATGGCTCACCAGTTGTATAATAATGAATTGATAAAACTGATAACTTTGTACCTTTAACGTTGATTACTGCTTGCATATTTATTCCTCCTTATATTTCCTTTCTGTTAAACTATTGGTAGAAAGGTAGGTGATTTAAATGAGTGGTTATTATCGAAATGCTACAATTTGTTTAAATGGACATGTTATTTCTGCATACAATGCGAATTCCACACCTTTTTGTGATGAATGTGGTAAATCTACTATTTCTACA